AAATTGTTTCAACGAGTTTTACCATTTTTCTTTTTTAATTCTTTCTTTAATAAATACTCTATTATTTTTTGTACACTAACCGGCACTTCAAATTTGTTTTGTGCTAAATTAGCTAACTTTGTGTGTGTTTCTGTCGAAACCGACACAGATTTAAATTTACTTATATCTGGCATTTTTCTTTCCTTTTTATGTTATTCTATGGGATTATATAGAACAAATAATATATTTGACAATAGTTTATTTTAATTTATTTTAAAGATCACAACATCAATCAATTGTCTGCTCGTTCCTTTTTTGGAGCGAGCAGCTATCTCGTTAATTTATAAATCTCATCTAAGTGAACAAACTGAATTTTACCATTAATTAATTGTTTGTACTCATGGTTACAGGATAAACATTTAAATATTCTAGCATCTTTTCTGTCAGACAAACGTATAAAAGGCACATAGTTATTACATCCGTCACATACACCTAATGTTATTTCTGTAGCATTACTTGATGTCACCCCAACTATCCCCTTTTTCAAAGTCTACTTTGTTTGGAACTTGCAGTTCCACAGCTTCTTCCATAATTGTAATGATCTTATCTGCATCCTCCATTGTTGAAATGGATATGTCAAGTTCATCATGAATTTGTACATGTGGTATTACTCCCTCCTGGTACAACGCCAACATAGATTGTTTTGTCATGTCAGCCGCTGATCCTTGTATTAGTTTGTTTAATGCTTTGTATGTAAATGCTCTCTTAATCCCCGGTCCATGTTCCCTGAGTGCGTCTGCGTGCTTCAGTGGTTTCTTGATACCAAAACCATGGGGCTCCCATAAATCAAAATGACAAAGCCTGCCACCGATCGTGCGTATCTTACCGCTGTCATCTGCGCGTCTGCTCACCGCCTCTGATAACATTTTTACAAATGGCGCTCGTTGATGATAAGTCTTCAATAGTTTCTCTGCGGCATCTTTCAATAGTCCTAGTTCTGCCATAAGTTTATTCTTACCCATGCCATACATGATACCAAGATTAATTGTTTTCGCTTGTTTACGTTCGATGCCGGCCATGTCAGCGATCATCTGGTGAAAGTCTGCGCTGCCATCTTTGTATGCATCAACAATCGTTCCTGTGCCCTCTAGTTTCATTAGTGATGCAAAGTGTACTAATATTCTAGGTTCTTGTTGACTGTAGTCAAAGCAACCCCAAATACATTTTTCTTCTGGTATGAACAAAGATCGAATCAACGGTCCAAGATGCTTGTGTCGTGCAGGTATTTGTTGAAGGTTAGGGTTAGCATAACTAAACCTACCTGTAACTGTACCGCCTTGATCAGATCGTATCTGGTTTATTTCAGCGTGTATCCGACCGTTGTGTTCGTGTTTGAGTATTGTATCTATAAAAGTTGTGTTCGCTTTGTTAATTTCTCTTGCTTCGTTAATTAGTTTTGGTAGCTCAGCAGGATGTGTTGCAAGAAAGTTTTTTGTAAAACTTGGTGCTCCTTTGTCCGTCCTGTCGTAAGGTATTTTTAGTTTATCAAAAGCAGTTGCGATAGAAGCTGCTGCCCATATCTCTATGTCAAAACCTGCTATCTTATTTATATCCCGTAGTAATTCTTCTTCTGTTTTCTGTAATTCTGTTTTGACAGACATTGCTTTTGCAACATCAACTCGCACACCTTTAAATTTCATATCAACTAGACATGGAAACAGTTGTGTTTCTAAATTAAATACATCCCACAGATCTTGTTTTGATATTTCATGCTGTAGTGCATGCCACAACTTCAGTGTAATCTCTGCATCTTTTTCTGCATACTCACCTACAAATGGTGCAGGTAGTCTCCACATTTCTGCTTTGGGGTTGACTCCAAAATCTTTTGCAGCATCTTGTAAAAGTTTTTCATTCTTACGCATGCCAATATAATCTTTACCTATAGAGTCTAGCGTATAACTAAACCTGTTCTCATCAATCAAACTTGCAGCAATCATTGTGTCAATGATGCCACCATTTATATGAAAGCCCATCGATCTTATCCAAGATACATCGTACATTGCGTTATGAAATATTTTTGTAGATGTTGTGTGTAGAACTTCTTCAAACCAATCGAGCACTAATGCACGATCCATGTTCCCCCCACCCTCGTGCGCTATTGGAAAGTACCCAGTCCAACCTTCGACCGCGACTGCAATACCAACTACTTCACCATCTCTTCTCACTGAACCTGATCCCATTGTTATTAAGTTTGGATCTCGTGTCTCTAAGTCAATTGCTATTTCTGCATGACCAGATAAATCTGGTAAACGATCAGGTGGAACCCACTCTGTTTCTGGTGTGAAGAGTGGTTGTTGTATTGATCTCAACTATAATCTCTTTCTATTATCATATCGATAAAATGTTTTGCTTTCTCGAGGCTCTCTTTGCCTCCTTTATCTTGATGTCTTACAATATACTTTATAGCAGATCCCTCAGCGAATAACAATTTGTTTTTATTGATAAATTCGCTAGGCTGTATCTTGTATTTTTTATAGTGGTCGCCTCCAACCTGGCTGTCGTATGGGTTAGACATATGTGCATTCTCCTGTTTCTACATCTACGTTTAAAATATTTACACTAAGATTTTTTTGTATCGGTGTGAGTGATCTGTTTATTTTAGAGCCGTCGCGTTTTCTAATACATGCAGACTTTACATCAATCAACACAACCTCGTCTTCTTTGATTGCAACGAGATCGACCGGCCCTTGTTGTGACATGTTTTTGCAAACTAAATAACCTTGGTCCCATAACCACATTGCGGCTATGTATTCAGCTTTGTCTCCTTTTACGTGTTCGTGATATCTCATAGTATATATGCCCTATCATAATTTCTTGGCTCTAATATATGTAAAGATTTTTTTGCTCTGGTCACAGCAACGTAAAATAATCTATGTAATTCGTCTGGATTAATATCGTTGTGGTCAGCAGCAGACTTAGTAATATCAGGTAGAAGTAATACATTATCCGCTTCACCCCCTTTCGCTCCGTGTATAGTTGATAAAGTTATACGTGGTGTTTGTGTGATCTTTTCATTATTGGCTAACATATTTCTTATGTAGTTTTCTGTGTCAGTGTCTAATCCATCAAACGCCTTGTACCAAACCTCTCTTGTTAGTAATCCGTGGTTCTCGATACACTCTTCAATGTAATAACCTTCTTCGTTATCGTCCATGGTTTTACCTTTCTGATAGCCCTTTGTTACGTTATCACCTAGGTATGAATAAATATTTTTAATTGATGCAACCGGTATGGTTGTCTCCCACTTTCTCCACTTCTCCCAAGTTTGTATTGCAAGAAGTAAATCTAGTTTGACAGAGTTTTTTGTTTTGTGTGAATAATACCAACCTTGTAATTCACACAAGTCTTTTATGTCGTCAAGAAAATGATTGGCTGATGACAACACCAACCACTCACCTTGTGACATGTCCACCTGTGTAACATCAGAGTATCTTGTTAAGTCACCCATCTCTTGTCTGGGTAAATAGTCTTTGTCATACCTGTTGGAAACATTCCTAATAATTTTTTGTGACAACTCGTGTATCGGTCCACCAGGTATTCGATAAGATTGATTTAATGTATCGACGTAATCTACTTCTTCTTTGAGAGCGATAAAAGTATCAACGTCAGCACCAGCCCACCTAAATATAGCCTGATCATCATCTCCCGCAATATATGTCTTATTCGCTTTAGACCATAACGCTTTGACCATTTTCCATTGTAGTGGCGAGAGATCTTGCGCTTCATCAATGAACAAAACATCAAAAGAAGGTGATATGTCTTGCTCAATAAATTTTGAAACCATGTCATTGTAATCAATAAGCCCCTTTTCTTTTTTATAACGTTTAAGCTCTTGATTTAAAAGATATAATAAATCTCTTTCAATGTCCATATTATGCTCGTTTCTATCGTATAAATCCAATATGGGTATCTCTAAAACACGTGCCTTGTTTATTAAACGTAGATACTCGTTGTCAGAATTAAATGTGCCATTACTTTCTTCATACCAAGCTGTCTTAATAGGTATTCCACACCTTAAACCAAAATCTCTATAGTCTGCTGAGCCCATCACATTTTCTTTTTTGGCACCCAACATTCTAAAAGCTAAAGAGTGTAAAGTTCTAAAGTAAGGTATCTCTTTTGCCTCTAGCATAAATTTTTCTTCAGCTCTTCGAGTCGCTTCCCATGCAGCTTTTTTTGTAAAAGAAAAGTATCCTATCTTTTTTATGTCTATACCATCGCGTAAAAACTCTTCGACTAAATTTAATAGTGTTGTAGTTTTACCCGTACCCGGTGGTCCTAGTATTATTGTTTTCACTAAAAAGGTGTCTCCTCATATTTTTCTTGACTAATTTCTGGTTTTGTTTTTTTCATTGCTTTTATTTTAATTAGTCTTGGTGTTTGATTCTTTAGTGTCATTCTTTCTTCTTTTATAAAAATATCTTTTAATGTTTTAATTAAGTTACCTGTTTTAATTTTATCCATCTCCCAGTTGTTACGTTTACAAAAAGAATAAAAATCATCCATTCTAAAAAAAGTATGTCCATCATCCGTCCATGACATTTTATTTAATATGTCTTCTTTAGTTCTTGCTGCAGGTCTGTTGACTGTAAAATCATATAATAGGTTTACTATTTGATTTATTGGATCTAATGATTCCAACGGCTCTATCTCTTGCAAACTTTGCATCAACATTTTTAAATATACCTCTCTCCAGTCTTGAGCTTTGGGTATTGGTGATACTACATTTGCTTGATCCAGAACTGCTATTGCAAATAAATTAGGGTTGTGTAGTTGTTCTGTTTTTAATTCAACTCTTTTACCAGCCACATTTAAAAACCACTGTGGTGGGTTGGAAGTTATTTTTGTGAGAGTGTCTAACTCCGGCATCTGCTCTTCTTCAAAACCTACACCAAACTTTTTTGTTCTACACTTTGCAGCATTACACACACCACATATCGGTTGCTCTTTACATCTATATTTATCATAGCCACGCTTACCAACAGACTTTATTAATTGCTGCACCTCTTGAAAAGACAAAGGTGGTGTCATATATTTTTGATTATCAGACATAAGTTTGTCTTCCCAGTTATCTGGATTTGCCTGTTTGTGATATACAGCTACATTAAACAATGCATTATTCCTTGACCCCTCACCGAAACCATCTTGTGCCAAAGTATTTAAACAAGGTGGACCATCTTTAAAAGCATCATTGCTTTCTGTTTTTTGTTTAACAATAATGTTTTCTATTTCTTCTTTTGTTTGTGCCCACTCATCGTATATAGAATAGAATGATTCTAAACTAGAAGCATTACCGCCAGCCTCAAAAGTATATCGTAAACCTCTAATGCCACCGTGATATGGTAAGTTTAAAAAGTTTCCTGTGTCACCACGTTCAACCAATATTTCAGTTTGTTTCGGGAAGATCTCGCTACCCGCGTAACCTAAAGCATCTGCCATCGCTTTTAATTTTGCTTGCATTAGTGATGCCGGGATAAATTCTTTTGCAAATAAAAATAAGTGTGCGCCACCAGACTTAGATCTAAACGTAACTAAAGGAAAACCTAATCCCTTTATACTTCTCATTATTACAAGATGATCTAAATTATATTGATCAACATCTATACAACCCCATTTACACTCGTTGTTTTCATTAATTGGTATTACACCAAGAGCTGGTTCTTTGCCGTCCAAATGATCTTTCCAAAGTTGATCTGTAATTGGTTGTCTTTTTATAAAAGCCTTACCTTCTGCTTTACCTTTCTCAGTCTTTGAACCAGATAAAATTAGTTGACCATAGGCACTGTTATTGCCTTCAAATATTTCTTTAAACTTCATTTCTTCTTTCTCTTTTTGTTTGAAGTATTATAGTAACCCTTACTGCAAGGTCCAGAACAATATACTTTTTGCTTTTGAAATTTTGTTATTTCAAATTCTTTTTCACACGTAGGACAAATACGTATCATCTTTTTCCTTTCTAGTAATTGACCCATGGGACGGGGAGGTACCCATGGGTCATCATGATTAAAACGGTACTTCGTCTGATGACTTTGACTTGTTACCTTCTTCACCATGTTTTGCAGTAACGTCACCCTTGTTAGCGCTTACAGCAAAACTTTTTGCCTGCTCGTATAGACCTTTGTCTTGAACAGGACCAACCTTTTCAATTGTCCAACCAAACCAAGTTCCCTTGTCATTTGATTGTTGAACTGTTTTAAGTTTATACACGTGACTACACATAGCCGGAGTGAACATACCATTCTTACCTTTAAGTTTGATACTGTTCATCATTGAGTTCCATGAACGACTTACTTTTAATTGTGTCGATTTCATAGAAATCAATGCAGCGGTGCCATCTTCCAACAACACAAAATATGACGCTGTGTTTTCTAAATAGTTACCATTAGGTAATCTATCTTTATAACTAGCATCACGAGTTGCCTCTTTAATGATACCACTATCAACCGAGTGTATTGCGACAGGAGCACTTGTGCCCTCACCACGATCGGACCACTCAACGTATTCACGTTTGTAATAACACGGTATTACGTTGACTCCTTCTTCACCATCATAGATCTGCTTTGTCACGGTATTGAATATCATACCTGGTTCAGCGCCATCTACATATTTGGCGTCTCGTTTGTTTGTCTCTGGAGACAGTTGACCTAACACTCTAAGAAATGGCAACGCAAAGTCTTCCGACCCCATGTTGGCAAAACTCGTGTTAGCGTCTTCTTCAAACATACCTGTTAAAGCTACGTCTGATTTTTCTTTTTTCACTACTTGATTCATGTTTCTTGTTTCCTTTACTTCCGGCCTATTTTTGTTTGATCTTTAACAAAAATGTTAAAGAAGTTAGAGGGCATGTCGAGGCCGGCCTCAACACGCTCTCTATAGAGAGCCTTCAATGTCATGGGTTCTACCTTTTGTTTTTGGGTAGGCTCATAACCTTCTTGCTCTGCAAGGGTGAGCAGTTGCTCAGCCTTGTTGTCTTCGCCTTTACCGAACTGGACAGCGACTTCATTTTTAATGATATCACCTAACCCGTTCTCCCGAAGCCAGTTGTAAGCTAACTCCATCTGATCTTTTTTGATGGTGCAGTTGTATGACTTTCTTATGTCAATCGAACTACCGTCAGCTAATTTCAAAGATGACAACCCCTGCTCCGCGAGCATATTAGGTATTATCTCTGAACTAATTTTATCTGCCTCTTCTTTCTTCTTTTTTATTTGTGCTTCCAATGAGGATATCTCATCCTCCTTTTGTTGAAGCTCTTGACAATAAGAGGCCAGTGTTTGAATATCTGTTTTCTCTATAAGATCTTGTTGATCTTCTTCAAAATTAATATCTGACATTATTCTTCTCCTTTCTCGTACAAATTAAATGAAAGAGGATAGTATCTAGTTTCTTGTCTATCCCATTTCAGTAAATTAAATTTACCGTTCGTTATCTCACTAACAATTGCAGTTGACATTCCTATAACCGCTGGATCACCTGTGCATAAAATGTAATCCGTAGGTCTAAAGTCCTGCAAGTTTTTACGCATCTTGTGCACAAAAGGGGCAGAACTAAAAATCATCTGTGAGTTTTCCGGCAAACAAATTACCAGATAACCAAAGTCAGAAGCCGTAAGAATATTTATATTCTTTGGCGGATGTTGTAAGACATAAACAAAACTTTCTGATGGGTTTTCTTTTATAAAACTTAAAAACTCAGCTAATTGTTTTGGTCTATACAATTCAAATAATCTATTCCTCACTTTTTTCCGTGGTATCTTTCTCTTCTTCTACTTTCTTTAATGCACTCACCTCTGCATTCAGATTGTCAATCTGAATTTGCATGTTAATTTTTTCTCCGTTAGCTTTTTGTAATTGACCTAACAAAGAATTAATTATTTTTTCGTGTTGCTCACTCATATTCTTTCTCCTGTTTAGTATTGACAATAATATAATCATTATTATATTGATGTCAAGAAAGAATAATTAAAATATGATAAAACATTATAAGTTTAAGACTAAGCCTTATGAGCACCAGCTTGAGGCCTTAGAAAAATCATGGGCAGCTAGCACTTATGCTCTTTTTATGGAGATGGGCACTGGTAAATCCAAGGTCCTCGTTGATAACATAGCTATGCTATATGACAAAGGCGCGATCCGCGGTGCATTAATAGTTGCTCCTAAGGGTGTGTACAAAAACTGGGACCAGATAGAGTTCCCGGTTCACTTACCAGAGCATATTGATCACACAAAAGTTTTGTGGGAACCCAATATGACAAAGAAAAAACAAATGGAACTTGATACCTTATTTGATGGTGGCCAAGACCTTAAGATATTGATAATGAACGTAGAAGCTTTTTCTACAACAAAAGGACTGGACTTTGCTCATAGTTTCCTTAACATCTTTCTTGGAAGAGCTTTGATAGGGATTGATGAATCTACGACGATCAAGAGTCCGACAGCAAAGCGAACAAAAAATATTTTAAAAATAGGGGAACTCGCGAAGTACCGTAGAATATTGACAGGCTCTCCAGTTACCAAATCACCACTTGATTTGTACACTCAGTGCAAGTTTCTTGATCCAGATCATCTTGACGAATCATCTTATTACGGGTTTCGTGCAAGATATGCAAACATGGTCAAGAGAAATTTTGGTGGTCGTTCCGTACAACTTGTAGTTTCTTACAGGAGACTAGATGAACTTTCAAAAAAGTTAGATAAGTTTTCGTATCGAGTGTTAAAAGAAGACTGTCTTGATTTACCAGAAAAAGTTTTTGTTACCAGAAACGTTGAGTTGTCTGATGAACAAAAGAAAATGTATTTGACGATGAAGAATGCTGCTATTGCAGAACAGAATGGTAAGGTCATGAGCTCAATGTCGGCGTTGACTACATTATTGCGATTGCATCAAATCACTTGTGGTCACATGAAGACTGATGATGGTGAAACATTGTCTATAAAAAATAACAGACTCACAGCTTTGATGGATTGTCTAGAAGAAACTGAAGGCAAAGTTATAATATGGGCAAATTACAGAGAAGACATAAAAAATATAGTCGATTCTTTAAAAAAAGCTTACGGAGAAGCCTCTACAGTCGAATATCACGGTGGGGTGGACCCTAAGGTCCGCCAGGAGCACATTGCTCTATTTCAAGAGAAAAACGGCCCTGCTCGCTATTTCGTAGGAAATGCACAAACTGGAGGGTATGGAATTACACTTACAGCTGCGAACACTGTAATTTATTATTCTAACAACTATGATCTTGAAAAAAGACTACAGTCAGAAGATCGAGCACACCGTATCGGCCAGACTGGCAGTGTTACATACATAGACTTAGTTGCAGAAAAGACTATAGATGATCGTATAATTAAATCACTTAAGAATAAAATAAACATCGCTAATGAAATTATGGGAGAAGATATTAAAGACTGGATCTAAAGAATTATGTTTTCGTATTTGGTCCGGCCTTCTACTTTGCTTGCTCTTAACACTTGTTTTCTCGATCCTTCCGTCACCGCTGAGCAGTGAACCCATCCAGAATTTGGATCTCCTTCATCATAAAATTCCAGAATTAATTGGTCAAACTCTGTATTTTTACTAATCCACGTTGCAAGTTCCTTGTTGTCAACTCCTTGTATCTCGAAGTCTGCTGCCTCACCCCTGGCATGCTGTGACTTAGACGAAGATCCGATAGCTTCGCACAGCTCTGGGCTACGATAGCCTGAAGATATCATGACCGGTTTACCAAAATGCTCACGCACTGGTTGCAGGACGGACTCCGCTAGGTGAATAAGGTTTTCTATATGCGCAGTTGATGGTTCGTTCTTGATACCTTTGCGCGTTGCTGTTTGTGATTTTGTTAATTCTGCTAGTGAAAAGTTGTTAGATAGTTTCATATCATCCCCAATAAAGTTTCTATAAATATTAATCCCACAGCCCCCACTGTAGATAAAACAACCCAATAGATTTTGTCTATCTTACCGCCCAGTTTTTCCACGTCCTCGTGTACGTGTGTAATTTTGTCGTCAAGATGCTTGAGGTGATTTGTTTTTATTAATTCTATTTCACGCTCTACGCCTTTAACATGACCATACAGAGATATAATATGTTCTCTTTCATCCTCTGGTGTTATGCCTTTTACTGTGTCGTTCATTAACTTCCCCCAAATACCGGATCCATAGATCCAAATACTAGTTGTCCTTTGGCTACTGTGTTTTGATTAGCCCCTACTCCACCTGTCGGCATAGACGAACTTAATCCTAAGTTTGGTAGACTAGCTCCTATTCCAGCAGTTGGCAAGTTAGTTTGTGTCACACTGAATGGATTAGGTATAATAGGGAAATTTTCTAGCACTAAAGGCAGATTGTTATACTGTCTTGCAATTCTATCTATCACTGGTTTTGCTGAAAGATACGGATTACGTTGTCCTATTTTTCTAGCATTCTCACCAAAAGACGCGATGATGTTTTCTGATGGTATAAATGGTTTGTACCTACCACCTTTAATTGCAGCCAATGAAACCCTAGACACACGATCAGCAAACTCTAAATCAAGAGCGCTTTCTTTTGCACCTAAGGTTCTAGCTGCATAGTAGTCTCTAAACATTTCTTGTTGTACTTTGTATGCTTGATTGTTTGCTATCTGGTATCTATCTACAATTTGTTCAGGTGTAACAGCGCCACCTCTAAGTAAAGGTGTTGTGAACTCACGTCTAGCGTTACTAATACCTCTTGTGTAATCTGCGATTTTAAATTTCATACTATTAACGGGGTTAACCTCAACAGCTCTTAATCCAACAATACCTAATATCTCATCGGATAATTCATACTGTCTACCATACTTGTCAAACTTACCTCTTTGTATGATGTCAACTGGTTCTATGGCTAAATCAAATCGTTTAAATTGTTCAATAGATCCTGGTAATTGTGAGTCAACTAAATGTCCAACAATGGCCATTGCTCTTTCACCATTTGGAGTTTGCTCTGTGTATAGTCTTCTACCATCTCTTGTTCTACCTCCACGCACAATTATGTCTGTCGCAGCTTCTGTCCAAATTGCTTCACTTATAAACGGTTGACCAAGTTCTTTTGTTGCTTCAAACACACCTTGCAAAATACTTTTTGTTATTGCTTCACCTTCTACCTGGCCGTCCCTTACATTATTTATAAGAGTGGTAACAGGTCTAATCATGGTGTCATACGCATTGGCGTGAGAAAAGTCTATATACTTTAACTCACCATCATCATCACGAACTGGTATCAGGGTAGAGTTTTTTGACCAGTCAGGAACAAAACGTCTAAGAGCATCCATTTCTAACCCACTCACATCATACACAGCTTTTGCTCCCTCAACTAATGCGTAAGGCACCGCTGTTGTTGTAGCTGCAAAACCAAACAGTCTTTGTAGTCCTATGTTTTTAAGAGGATTAACCGTTACACCGTTGACAACTTCTTTGTAATTAATCTCATCAATTGCTTTTGTCATGATGTTAACTGACGTTCTCATAATTTCTGCAGGGAAAGATACAAAGTTACCAATTGGAAACTGTCGTAAACCTTTTACAAAATCACTAACATAATCATAATTTGGCACGTTGTTTCTAACAATATCAGCCGCAAGTTCATCAAGTTCATCTGCGCTTTTTGTTATACCTGCTCTTTTAAATGCTTTTTCAAAACGTCCACGTTCTGTTGCAAAAGTGTATATCTTCCAAAGGTCATCCTCTGCTGTATACAAATCAGTTGCACCTTTTTTTAATTTACTAAATTGTCTCATTAACCCTTTAACACCAGATGCAGCCGTAATATTTTCTCCAAACTTAACATCTTCTAGTAGTCTAGATAGATCACCAAGAGTTACGTTTGAGTTAACAACACCAAGTCTTAATAGTCTTCTATATTCTTTGTTTGCAACTGGATCTGCAGCTCTACCAAACTGCAACTTACCATACGCTGACTTCATATTTTTAACAATGTCATCAGGACTAATAAAACCAGGAAGTAATCCATTCGCTGCAGCAAATGCACTTGCACTAAACAAGTTACGAATGTGGGTAATAGGACTTAAAACTGTTTTTGCTAACTG